ATTGCAGTCAAGCAAAACAAAGAACGAGATAGAGTAGTGCCTGATGATATTATGATTGCAACTCACACAGGTGCCGCTACATCTATGTATAATGTCATCAAAGGTAATTTACCAAGAGGTGTTGATGGACAAGTGAATATTGTGCTTAACAATAAAAATAACACAATTAAATTTAAGAGTAGTGACTTTGCAGATAAAAAAGTAGAAAATGTACAAGACTTTGAGTATTTTAGAATAAAACGAGAAGGTCAGCGTATAGATACTTCCGAGAAAGCACTTGAAAAGGTAATGACATGGGTCAAGAGTAACATACCTAGAAATAGAAAACTTATAGATCTTTTCAGAGACAAAGAAGGTATCATAGTTAAAGAACCTACAAAAGCAACAAGAGACCGAAGTGAAGTTGAAAAGTTCGGTGTCGGCAGAAGAATTAAACAGAGACTTAGTACCTAATGGAAAATTTTGCACAAGCATTCAAAGAATTTGATACTCAATCATTCATGGGTAAGAATGGTTTTGTTTGGTTTTACGGTGTTGTCGAAGATCGTCATGATCCATTATATCTTGGTCGTGTTAGAGTAAGATGTATTGGATGGCATACAGATGATAAAACATCTGGATCTGGAATACCAACCGATGATTTGCCATGGGCAGATGTAATAAACCCTATAACATCTGCTTCAATGTCTGGTATAGGTAGATCACCAACTGGAATGGTTCCTGGAACACATGTATTTGGATTTTTTAGAGATGGTGTAGAGGGCCAAGAACCAGTCGTACTTGGTACAATAGGGGGCATTCCTGAAAGACTTGCAAATAGTGAAAAGGGTTTTTTTGATCCTAGAACACCTGAACAAAGAGAACATGATCCGTGCCCTCCATTGTTTATTGAACGTGCAAATAGTATTAACAAAAGTAAGATAATAAATCATTTTAAAATATTTACAGACAATATAGAAGATGGTACAAAACTTCATGAATTACATGGTGTAAGTTCTTGGGCAAAACACAAAGCATATCTTGTTGCATCACGAGATGACATAGCACAAAAAGCAGAAATTGTAGTCAAAGGAAAACGCAAAGGTATTAATACAAATCAATATACAGATCCCTATACCGAACCAAGAATAGTTGATGCAGTAAATGAAGAAGAAATTACACTTGCATCAATAATAAATTACTCGTCACATCCTAATGAAAATAGAACTCAATTTAGTAAAGAGGGTTTATTGGAATTTAGTTTGCCTACAACAAATATTTTAGCATCAGCAAAACATAAATCGAAATATGATTTCACAGATACAAAAAATCCTTTTACTAGCGTAATTTTAAGAACCCATAGAATTAATCAAGAGTTAGAAGATTATAGAGTAGCGTTACATTCTAATATAGAGACATCAAATCCTGATAAAAAAATAAATCAACCAGCAAGCACAGGAACATTAGGTGAGCCATCTTATCCGTTTAATCATGTGACATATACTGAGAGTGGTCATTTGTTTGAGATGGATGATACACCTAATAAAGAACGATTTAGATTGATGCATAGATCAACTTCTTATATTGAGTATTTACCAGATGGCGATAGAGTTGATAATACCATAGGTGAAAAATATGATATGGTTGATTCTCATATTAATACACATGCTTTAGGAAATTCATTTACAAATATAAATGGTTTCTATGACTTATATGTAAATGGTACTTCAAAAACTGTATCTCCAAGTCCTAATGATAGTACATCGTCAAGTGCATATAACGTAAAGATCGGATCAGGAAGTGGTACAATAGCAACGGTAGATGGTGACATTAACATTGTTGCAGGCGGTAATGGTAGAGTTTTATTAAAAGGCACAGATGTTATTTTTACTTCAGGTGATGGAAAACCGATTGATCAAAAAACTTTTGGTTTAGATAATTATAATCTCAAGGGTATCAATATGGGTCAAATTGATCTTAGATCTAAAACCATGAATTTTGAATCTGATGGTGCAGTGCAATTTGATACATCTAATTTTAACATTGTATCATCTGGAGATTATACGGTCAATTCAAATAAAACTATTAAGATGTCATCAACTTTTGGTAGTTTAGAAACTATAAATGGGTTGCTAACTTTAGGAATACCAGGAAAAGTTAATATTGGAAAACAAATAAATGTTCTTGGTGGGAGAATCGAAACTAATTCTATTAATCCATTAGGAGGTTTTGATGTGAATGTAGGTCCAGAAGGATCTTTAACCTCATCTAAAATGTCTGCACTTGGTTTCACCTCAAAAACATTTGGTAGTTTTGAGGTTGATGCAGATCTTCAAATTGCTATGAATTCGCTTGGTCCAATTTCGCTATCAACAACATTGGGTGCAGTCACATTAGAAAATGCATTGGGAACTATCGAAATTCAATCTTTTGGTAAAATAGCAATAGAAAATAAGATAGGAACATTAGGTACAATTTTAGATGAATTAATGAAAGCATTATTGCAATTGAATGTTCCTACTGGTGTAGGTCCTAGTGGCACTCCTATTAACGCTCCTGCATTAACCGCAGTTCAAACAAAATTAAAGGCATTATTAGCATGACAGAAGACGTTATATTTGAAGAACAAAATATAAGAAATAAGCAATTAGAAAATGTTTTGAAAAAGACAATCGATTTTAATGTTAAATACTTAGAGTATCTAGAAACAAAATTAGAAGAATTGAAAACACAAAGGGATGAAATACTAAATGGCTGATGCACCAGTAGAATTCGATCAGGCTAAACTTTTTCAGCAAAATGATCCTATTTTAAATGCGGTATTGACAAATATCGCAACATTTGCGGGCGATGTTTCTGGTGGTTTAGGTACGCTAATACAATTTCTTAATATTACAAAAACATTTTTAAGATCTGTTGCAGATCCAATTGCATTAATTCTCATACCTGCTATTGATCAATTGATAGAGGCGATTGAAGATCTTAAAAACATTGGTTTCGGAACATTAACAGTTTGGCCATGGGAATCAGGGCAAGTAGAGTCTGGCATTGATACAACTCAGGCATTACAGGCAATCGAAGCAATGATCGCATCATTGAATGAGATTAATCCTGAAAAATTAAGATGGAATCCTTCAAAAAATGAATTTGAGACTATTAATGTTATTGGTGATAGGGATCAATTATTTCAACAAACTGGTATAAGTTTTAATTTTAGTGCTTATGAAAATATAACAATCGAAGATAATGAGGTAATTACAACAAAAAGTCTTGATGACGATTGGGTCAATAACACACTTAACACAATTTATAATTATCTTAATCCAAAAGAATGGGAAGATGGTGATGATGCCGCAAAAAGAGTTATCAATTCACTGAATGAATCTTTTAAAATAAGAACACTGACTCCTGCACAGTTTGTGTCAGAAGTAAATAGTTCTTTTAGTGATTCAAATGATCCAGCAAGACCAGTAGGTTCTGGTGATTATGTAGCATTTGTAGGGTTTTTTGCTTTACCTACGCATCATGCTTTACGTGATATGATAAACGCTTTGCTAAAATTTTTCACAAATTTTCTTAGAAATATTCCAGATTTACAGGACGATAAGATAACTGAAATAGAGTTAGGACATCCTCTTGTTATATCTGGTATTGAAAAAGAAATTGATATTGCCATGGGCGAGGCAACTGTTCAAGTGGATAATGAGTTATTAAATTTATCTAATGAAATATCTGAAAATATAGTTGATTCAGGAATAGCAGACGATGCGACACAAGAAGCAAGTAGATTAAAAGGTATTATAGATGATGCAAAATTAAAATTTCAAGAATATGGTTCTGAAATATCAAATTATAGTAGTAGAATACTCGAATTACAACAAGAACTTTTATCAACACCTGATGCAATTAGTGTAGAGCAAGAAATAGCGAGATTGTCTGGTTTAAAGACAACGGCCCAAAAAAACTATAGAGAGCAATTTATTATACAACAAGAATTTGGAAGAAAATATACTCAAGAAATTGCTAGAAGTCAAAATTTAAAAGAAGCATATAACACATCATTAGAAAAGGCATCTCAATTAGAAGCAAAAAGAAATGCTTTAGAAAAAAGAAAAGAAAATATTTCATTAGATAACACGACATTAAAAAAGAAATATTATACGTTAGACGAAACTTCTAAACGTGATCTTTCTGCTATTACTGAACAAAAAATATTTACTCCAAAAAATAACAAACACAATGGTGTTACTATACCATTTTTTGAACCTGGACAAATAATACAACAGGGTCATGTTTTTAATGATTTTACTGCTGAAGTTGTAAGTCATTCTCAAATTATAGTTCAGGACGGACAGGTTATATCAAATAAGGTTAAAGTTCGAAAAGTAAGAGGTGCAATAAGACCAAGTACAACTTCACCACAACAGACAATAAATGTACCACCGATTATTGCTTTAGATGGAAAAAAATTAGATACATTTGGGGTTTTGAAAACCGGTCAAGGTTTATCTGGTGCTAGAGAATCACTGGAATTTCCTATGTTTGCTCCAGCAAATCCTGATGTGCCGCAGACACAACCTGCAATAAAGTTTAAGGCTTCAATCGTTAGTGGTACAGATACATTATTTACAGTTTTGCCTGTTAATGATGAGGTAATACAATATGGAGAAAGTATAGACATTTATAAAGATGAAAAATCTTTAAACAAACCGTCTTTTCAAATGACTATGGAAAATTTTGTTGAAAATTTAACGGTTGGTTCTCCTATTCTTCATAATTTTTTAACGACCGCACCTGTAAGTGAATTTGATATACCTGTAAATCCTTTTGATAGATTGAGTTGGTCTGTATTTCCTGGTGTTGGTGTGACTCCGGTAATTAAAAAAGTAAAAATTGGTGGAAAAGATATTGAAAAACAAGATATAAAAACGCAATTATTTATTCCGTATGAAAAAAATCCATCATCAAAAACGATTGTATATCGAGAAATGAAAGAGATAACAATTGAAATTGGAAGACTCACAAAAACTGGAGATATAGAACCTTATCCAAAAGAAAACATTAAAGTTCCAGATGATGGATCACAGGTCACAGGTGTTCAGACTAATGCAACTTTAGAGACACCATTTACACTTATGAAAATAGATGGTGCAAGATCATCAATACCAAATTGGAAATTTACAAGAATACAAGATTTATTTCCAATTTATGGTGAAGTAATAGATGCCATTGTAAATAAGTTAGAGTTTGCAAAAGATTTAGCAGGAGGGGCTTTAGAAGATATAAACAAGTGGATCGAATATTTTGAAAAATTAGTCAGAGATCTTAAACAACTTAATCAAGATATTCAAAATCTTTTACAATTTTTAGCATCAGGTCTAGACAAAGCAGGATTGTACAGTGCAAGTTTTTCAGGAAATGATGGTGTTGCAGGTTTTAAGAAAAGACTTTCAGGTGCAAAAATAAAAAATGTAAATTTAGAACCTGTGAAAGAATTTTCTTTAGAGCCTGTATCAGTTACTAACAGAAGACAGAATCCTATAACAGGTGCTCAAGAGACAATCACAAGTGAAGTTCTCAAATTGGTAGCAAAAGAAAATCCAGAGTCAGTTGGAGATCAATTACTAACCTGGTCTGATTTAGATTCACTAAAATATAGCGGAGGATTTGTTTTTTATGCACAAGGTAATGATACAAAGTTGTTAGAGAAGTTTTTATTAACAAGCGGTTTAAAGACCTCAGAAGAAAAAGAAAATCCTCAATCACTGACATCAACAGACGGTGTTGGAGATGGAGGTATTGATTTTGCAGAAGTAAATTCATTATTAGAAAACGTTCAACCACTTGTAGATAAGATTCAAGTACAACAAATTGGAGAAGAAAATGACAATGTATTCATTGATGCAAATTCTGCTGAAAATGTTAGAAAAAATACACAGATAAAAATTCTGTTTAAGAATCAAAGTTCAGTATTGACACCAGAGGAAAAACAAAAAATCAAAGATGCAAAAAATAATGACTTTATTTTTGACGTTGATATTCAGTATGGTTCTGTTTTTACGGCAAGAACTGATGATGTGTCTCTTGGTAACGTCATACTTTCTAAAGATAATTTTCAAACTGCTACGCCTTTATCTTTTGCAATTCAACCTGTTCGTGAAACAATTACAATAAATGACAACGAAATACAAGTTGTAAATGCAATAATTGTCAAACCACAAGAAAATTTAGAATCACTGACCAATTACAAATTGAAAATATTAACAACGGTTTTAAATACTGGAAATCAATTGCTTAAAGAAGAATTCGAATTAGGAACAGGTTTTAAGACTGCCGCAACTCAAATTTCTGATATTGGATTACTATAATGGCATTTAACAGAAAAACAATAGATTCATCTGCGGATGATTATAATGTAGATGAAATAAGTTCAGAAGATTTTGAATCAAATTCTATTTTTGTACCTATTGATACTGATTTTGCAGTAAGTTTTAATGCACCAATAGATGTTGAAACAGTATCAGTTTTTACAAATAACACAGATATTGAAACAAGCGAGAGAGGTAAAAGAGGATCGATACAATTGTCTTGTATTGGCGATAATGGTTTAGGTTCAGATGCAGATTCCCTTGGATTAAGATTAAAAAAGCAAACTACAAAACCAAATTTTGTTGAGACTGCATCAACAGGAGCATTGATAAAGGATGAAACGGCTACCATAGAAGTCGAAATGTTAAATGCACCTGAAGTTTCGAATGCAAATTCAACATTTTCAATCTCACCTGTAACAAAATTAGCAAGCAATTCAACATATGTATTCAATATCACCTCTGATGTACAAGATGAAGACGGAAAACAGACAGTCTTTACTGTAGGCACAGGGTTTGTAACTGATAATACTAGAAGTTTAATTTTAAGTGAAAAACCTTTCAAAGGTTCTATCATTAATCTACCTATTGAAAATGAATTGAAATTTGAACAAGGTGAGCAAGTAAAAAAAAGTGGTAGAAATTTACCAGTTGCTACAATTCTTGAGCATGAAAAAATTTCAAGAATTAATTATGAATTAAATCCTGGATGCTATTTTATAAATGTTGCTTTTACTGCGGCCAACCCTTGTGTTATAACGACCGCAATCGATCACGGTCTGTTTTCAGATAATAAAATTACAGTTTATGACATTGTGAGTGGTGTTGGTCTTAGTAAAAGAACATATAGTATTGCAAGTGTAGGTACCAACACAATCACACTTGATGGTATTGATACTTCAGATGGTACTGCTGGCCGAATAAATTTTTATGTAGATTTTTCAGCAGACGATGAAATTGTAACAACTGCCAGATCGACCAATATACAAATAAAAGCGATCTCAAATCCTACCAAAAATTTTCAAGATTTAGAATTTAATAAAGAGATAATACAATTTTTACCTACTACAGAAACTACAAATTATGCAAAAAGTATTCGTTTTAATCAATCTGAAAATCAATTAAGTTATGTTCCAGTTACAGGATCTGAATCGAATATTATTCAAAGTACAGATAATTTTGCAAATAATATTATTTTAAAACAAGATGATATAACAATGTTTGTGAAGGCTAACACAAATCCTAGTCATAATGTGCATCCATTCAATACTTCTGCACCGACAGTTATAGATTTTGAACCGGATGCAGATGATGCGATTACCAGAACTTTAGAGGTAGTAGAAATAACAAGAAGTGGATCTTCCGCTACAGTATTGACAAATTCAATACATGCTTTGAATGTGGGTGACACAATAAAAATAGAAAATTGTTCGCAAACAGATTATAACAAAACTACAACAGTTCAAACAATAGTAGATTCATTTACTTTTACATATGAAGTCTCAAACGAACCTAGATCACCAGCGACACCAGATACAGATAGAATACAAATAAAAACTGGATCAAGTCCTACCGCTCAAGCAACGGCCTTTCAAGTAAGATTCAGTCAATCAATGAATACAAGCACATTAAGTGTAGCGAATGCTACTCATTTCATTTATGCTAATGGCACATCAACAACTTCTGGTTATGATAAAACTTTAGCAACTGTTCAATTGTCAGAGGATAATTTTGCCACATCAACAGGTTTAGTAAATTGCAAATCTATATCCGCAAATACAGGCAATTCTTTATTTACGATAGTGCCTGAGGTATTATTGCGTGGTAAATCATATAAAGTAAAAGTGAAAACAACTGCTCAAGATCTAGGTGGCACAAATACTGATTTGGATTTCATAACAACAAATACATTCTCTACTGGCACGAAAAGTTTTAATCCCGCAACAGGAAAAGAATTAGTATTTGTAGATAATATAGCACCGAGAATACGAAAAATTTCTTTAGGCTCTAGTGTTATTGACAGTTCAATTGCATCAGAGATAACAAGCCCAGAAGATTTAGATTCGTTAGCAACAAATTTAGGGGGTGATTCATTTATCGTTCAGTTTAATGAGAGTATGAATATTGCTACAGTTAATGTTAATTCAACAAATACAGATCCTTTTGGTAGTATTCAGGTATCATCTGATGATTTTGAAACAGTAGTTCAGATGTCAGCACAGCCAACTATTACCACGACTTCGGAAAATAACGATACTTTCACTTTTGCGCCCAGTGCAAATCTTTCAGAAACGACAAATTATTTAATAAAAGTCACAACTGGTGTTGCAGATGATTCTGCTAATAAAAATTTTCTTGAAAATGATAATGTCTCATCAATAAAAGTATTCACAATTGGTAGTGCAACTGGAGATTTTATTGCTAATGAAACTGTAATTGGAACAAGAACCGCTACTGTTACTGCCAACAGTGCGGCCGTTACTCTTAATGAAACTTTTTTAGGCACTACATCTTTAGCGAAAGGAATTTTGAGGGCACATGTTCCTGGTAGTGGAACATTAACATCGATAGAATATACAGAAACTACGAGTGAAGATGGCACTGTTAAAGAATTTGTTCCTGGAGAAATTTTGACAGGTCTTACTTCGGGTTCAACAATAACAACATCAAATGCTACAATTACTCAAGCCGCCTCTGGTGTAGTGATATCATATAATGATGCTACTGCAAAATTGACGATGAGACATTCGAATACAGATATTGCGTTTGATACTACTGATGGCATATTAACCGGAGTGACATCTGGTGTCAAAGGAAGTATGACCGCAGTCAGTAATGCAGGTATTACAACTACAACACAAGGTCTAAGTGCTACCGTTTCAATGAGACAGGCAGATGATACTGTAGTAACTCTAGATTCAAATAGAACAAACATTTCAAGATTTTCTAATGTGATTGTTAAATTTAATCAAACAATGAACGTTGATACAATAGTTGTCAATTCGACAGATTCACAAGTAACTTCAGATCATACAATTATTTTTTCAAAAGATTCTAGTTTTACAAACTGCATACCACTAGAATCAAATCCGACTATCAGTGAGAATGGAACCAAATTTGAATTTAGACCTACAATATTAGCAAATACATCATTGAATCTTACACAAGGTGATTTACATTATGTAAGAATCACGAGAGATGCTAAGACCAAAGGTGGTGCAAATTTAGCATCAGTACAGACTTCGAGTTATGCTAATGTGCAAACTGGTCAAACTTTTGCAGGTATAAATGCATCAGTTTTTAATCAAGACGGTTCTGAAGTTAGATTGGGTACAAGTGACAATTCAAGCAAAACTTCAAATGCATCAGTTAATTCACCAATTATATTTCATTTTAATGAATCGATTAATTTATCACACTTTGCAGCCAGCACTGGTAATGAAATTTTAATTGACAATGATTCTGCTTTTGGTTCCGTGGTAGCATGTACTTTATCAAAAACAGGAACACATGGAAATCAAATTATAGCAGTACCCAATGCCGCCTTGAGTTCAGGTACGAGATTTTATGTCAAAGCAAATACAGGCGGTCAAAACGAAGGTGGTCGAACCATATCTGGCGCACAGGAATTTGGATCTTTTACAACTGCATCATAAGGAGAACAATGGCATTAAATCTAACGTTATTAACAAATCAAATAGAGGCGGCAATGAAAGTTTCACAATTGGATCCTTCAGTTCAGTCTCAAAGAACAATGGCTCAAGATCTTGCAAATGCAATTGATGTTTTTGTCAGAGGTGCAACTGTTACAACTGAAGTCACTGGCACCGCAACTGGTGGGGTTTGCACTCCGTCTGGACCAGTTAGTGGAGCAATAGTCAAAGGTGCAGGGACAGGAGCACCAAACGTTGGTATAAGTTAATGGCATTCAATAAAGCAAAATTAGCATTAGATTTAGAAAATGCATTCAAAATTTCTCAATCGGATCCTTCTACACAATCTCAAAGAAGAGTGGCAGAGGCAATTGCAAACGCAATTTTTACTTATTATAGAGGTGCTACGGTAAATACTTTAATTGACGTATGCACTGCAACTGGAGGGGTAAATTCAAGTGCTTTTTCTCCAGGACCAATACCTGGAACAATAACTGCACCCGCAACTGTTAAAGGTGTTGCCATTGGCACACTTTCATAATAAATAATAATATGGCTACCGAAGATACAACAAGACAATATTATATTTCGCAAAGTGATAAATACAATTCATTTGATGATGTTGCAAGAGATTATCTTAAAAAGAAATTAAAAGCAACTCAATATACAGACTTTGGTGTTAAATTTAACAAAAATCCAAATACAAATGATATTGCAATGTTAAGAGGTGATAATGCAGTAAAGCAATCAATAAAAAATTTAATTCGAACTAATAGATTTGAAAGATATATGAGACCTGATGTTGGTTGTGATCTGACAAAATTATTGTTTGAACCTTCAAATCAAATAACAGAGTTACGGATAAAAGAACTTATAAGCGAGACAATAAAAAATTATGAAAAAAGAGCAATATTGAAAACAGTGAGTGTTAAATCTGTAAGAGATGGATTAGGTTATGACATAACAATTGTTTTTGCTATAAAAGGAAGTGATCAAGCGGTAACTTTTACGACTTTTCTAGAAACAAATCGAGGATAATTTATGGCTTCCCCATCAAACTTGAGATTGACAGGATTAGATTTTGAAGAATTAAGAACTAATTTTAAAAACTATTTAGCAACTCAAGATGAATTCACAGATTATGATGCTACTGGTTCTGCTTTTTCTGTTTTGTTAGATGTGATGGCGTATAACACACATGTAAATGCATTTTATTTAAATATGGTTGCGAATGAAATGTTTATAGACAGTGCTATTAATAGAAATTCTTTAATGTCTCTTTCAAAAATGTTGGGATATCTTCCACGTTCAAGAAAAAGTTCTTATGCAAATGTCAATATATCCGTTACTCCTAATGATAGTCCTACAAATATAACAATAGCAAAAAATACGAGATTTAAATCTGAAATTAATGGAATTACTTTTTCTTTTGTAACTGACAAATCTTACTCGGCATCTGCTAATGGTAATTCAACAATAACAATCCCAAACGTTAAATTATTACAAGGAGAACCATTAACATTTAGATATGTTGCAAACACTGCAAATGAGGCAATTAAATATAAAATTCCAAATAGAGGAGTTGATACAGATTCAATAACTGTAATTCTACAAGAAAGTGAAGAAAATACAACTCAAAGTTCATACAGTTTAGCAACAGATCTCTTAAATATTAATTCATCTTCGAATGTTTTTTTCATTGAACCTGATTCAGATGACACGTATCAAGTGAGATTTGGAGATGGTGTTTTAGGCAGAAAAGAAAAGACAGGTAATTTAGTTATAATCGGATATAATATTACAAACGGCACGTTAGGTAATGGTGCTAGAATTTTTTCACCAGTATCAACTGTTGGAGGATATTCTGGAGCGACTGTCACTACAATATCTTCATCGGTCGGTGGATCAGATGAAGAAACCAATGACAATATAAGATTCAATGCACCTAGAAATTATGAGGTGCAAAATCGTGCAGTTACATCCAATGATTATAAAAGAATTATTACAAGAGAATATCCTCAAGCAGAATCGGTTATAGTTTATGGAGGAGAAAATGCAGACCCACCTCAATATGGAAAGGTTTTTATCGGTGTCAAACCAAAATCAGGTTTAGCAATTACGACATCCGTTAAAGATTTTATTAGAGATATTTTAAACAAATACAATGTTGGTTCTATTACACCTGAATTTGTAGATATTGATTACATTTTTCCTATAATAACTTTAACAGTTAATTACGATGCACGATTTACAAGTAAAACGGATTCGGTTTTAAAACGTGATGTGATCGATTCAATAACCTCTTATTCACAAAATGAACTTCAAGAGTTCTCAAAAGAATTAAGAGTTTCTAGATTGACAAGAGCCATTGATGATACAAATTCATCCATAGTTGGTAATGAAGTAACAATGAAACTCAAGAAATCTATTAATCCAACTCTCAATGAAAAATTAAATTATTCAATTAAATTTAGCAATCCTATACATTATCCTCACGTAGGGCATTTGGGTGCAGTGACATCAACAGAATTTACTATTTTAGACGGTGAAAATATTTCTCGTTCTGGTTGTAAGTTTGATGATAAGGATGGTGATATTCGTGTATTCAGAATTGTCGATGGAATAAAAACAATAGTTTATGATAAACAAGGAACGGTTGATTATAAAAAAGGTGAAGTTACTTTGAATCTTTTTAATCCTTCAGCATATGTAGGTTCAACATTAGATATTATCATAAAACCTGATAAATTAGATGTGAGACCACTTAGAGAACAGGTTGTATTGATAAGCGAGAGTAATTTAAATATAACAATGAATGATGTTTCAAGTGTGAAATCTGGCCTTACAACCGCCACTGATACAGGTGCAACAACTACATCGACAACAACAAGTACAACGACTTCCTCAACTACTTCATCATCAACATACTAAAATGACTGATTATCTTTTAGACGAAAAAAATAATAAAGTTATAAATTCGATTGTTCCATTAGTCGAACAACAATTTCCTGAATTTATTAGAGAAGATGCTGAAACATTTGTCAATTTTTTAAAAGCATATTATAAATGGATGGAAGCGAGTGAATTAACACTGACTGATACCATACAAAACGAATTCAGACTTACTTTAGAAGATGATGATACAAATTTTGCTTTAGAAGACGGAACAACTCTCATCCTAGAAAGCACGAGAGAAACTACAAATACAAGTATTTTAAGTTCATTTGAAAAAAACGAAACTATCACTGGTCAAACATCAGGTGCCGTTGGTGTTGTAGATAGAGACATGACCTCTTCTAATACTGTAATATATGTTACCGGTCTTTCGAGATCAAAATTTTTGTCAGGTGAAGAAATAATAGGAAAAAATAATCGTACAAAAGCAACTGTATCTAAATTTGAAAAAAATCCATTATTCGCATCAAAATCATTATTATCAGAAAGAGACATTGATACTGTAGATGATGATATTGTAAAATACTTTCAACAAGAATTTGCTATTAATGTTAATGAATCTATTTCTACCGAAAAAAGAGATTTTTTCAAACGTATTTTTGATCTCTATAGATCAAAAGGTTCAGAGTATTCTTTTGATATATTCTTTAAATCCTTTTTCAATGTTCAAGATTTAGATTTTTATAGGCCTAAAGTTGATCTTTTATCTCCTTCATCAGGTAATTACAGAAGACAAAAAACTTTAAGAATTATTACAAGTGATTCTAATGACAGATTTGAATCGAGAATCATAACAGGAAAAACATCATCGGCTACTGCTACAGTAGATAGTGTTCAAAAATTTCAATCTGGTGCATTAGAGGTTACAGAATTATTTTTAACAGATATAGTTGGAACTTTTGTAGTTGGTGAAGAAATAAATTCCAGTGAATTTGAAGGTACGACTGGTACAGGAACCGCTCAAGGTGTTATTACTAATATTAATATTTTAAATGCAGGTACAAATTATAAAATTGGTGATACAATAACGATTACCGGAGGTGGTGGTCAGGATGGAGCGGCTAGAGTATCGCAAATAGGAACTGGTGCTATTACAGGATTTACAATTTTTGATGGTGGTGATGGTTATGTGAATACTGCTGTATTAACTGTAAATAATTTTGCTACTGGAGGTACAGGTGTATCTGGAGATGTTAGTAACATTGCTCACACATTCACCTTTTCTATTAATGAAGATGTAATTGGTAATTTTACGTCTGTGGCATTAAATGAATTAAATTATGGCCTTTCTGGACAGGAAACAACATTAGTTTCTACACGATTAGTAGATGCATTAGGATTTTCTGCGTTGCAAATAGGAACAATAGCAAATGTTAGAGCAACTGGATTAGGTTTTGGATATGAACTATCTCCTATCATTTCTATTATTCAAGACAATATCGTAAAGTTTAATGATCCTGCAGTAGGTATAATAAATTTAAATTCTGATCCCGATTCAATTGAAGAAACGAATGCAATATCTGGTGTATTTAGAACAGGTGAGAGAATAACATCTAACTCTGGAAACAAAGTTGGTACTTTTTTGGGTATAGTATCTAATGCATCAAGTATATCTGATCCAACAAGATTTCGTGCTAGAACTATAGAATATCAAGGCACTTTTAATTCAGGAAGAAACGATCTTACAGTTAATACTTCAAATTATATTAATACGACAATACCAACGGTATATGACATTCAATTCAATGCACCTACAACTACTGATGGACTAGAAGATACAAATTCATTTGTTTTTCGAAGAGGTATCAATGCGGCCAGTACGACAGAATCTACTAACACAGATACTACTATACAATACACATCAACATCCACAGACGTTTCAGGTGCCTTTCAAACTTTACAATTTCCTATCACAAGCGTAACAAGATCAAGCACAACTGCAACAGTTACTACTCCTGTCAAACATGGTTTAGATGATGGACAAAAAGTTATTTTAACTGGCGCAGATCAATCTGATTATAATGGCGAAAAAACAATTACTGTTGCATCTGATTCTACTTTTACTTTTACCGTTTCTGGTTCTCCAACAACTCCTGCTACAGGTACAATTAAGTATGATGAAAATGTTTCCGTTAAATTTACATTGCCTAAAGGTCATAAAGCGGATGATAGATTTTTATTTTCTGCAATTGATTTTGTTTCTAATGAAAAAATTACAGGCTTCATTTCGTCTGCAAATGCAACAGTAAATACTGGTACTGCTATTGCGGATGGTGGTATAAGAGGTAATAATGCAGTCATTGATGTTGCAGGATTGGCCGCAGGATCTGTAAAAGAAATAGATCTTATAAATTTTGGCGTAGGTTTTACAAGTGCTCCTACATTATCTTTAGCAAATAAAGGTGGTGGAAATGCCAATCTAACTGCAAATATTGGTGCAGTAGGTGAAACAACAGGTGAGTATTTAAATGAAAACGGAAGACCTAGTTCTATTAAAAAAATAACTGATAGTGAATATTATCAAGATTATAGTTATTCTCTAAGAACACCAAAACAAATTGTAGATTACGAAGAGACAGTTTATGATCTTTTACATCCTGTTGGCTCAAAACTTTTTGGTGAATTTAGACCAACACCACCAACTTTGCAAATGGGGTTCGATCATTTATTAACATCTGAAAATAATGAAACATTAATTTTAGAAGATGGCGACAATATTTTGATGGAACAATATTTTGAACCATCTCATAAAATCTCATTGGAAAAATTACAGACATTAGATGTTGGAGGAACTGGAAGAACTATTATTGTTACAGGAAATTCTGATGTTATAACATCTGATGAGGGTTTGACAGATGAATTAACTCTTGAAGATGATTCAGGAGTAATGATTCTTGAAACCTTTGATAACTTTTTATTAGAAACTGGTTTTACATCTACAGATTTTCCAGAAAATTTTCCTGAAGGTGCCAAGATTATCATAGATGATGAGCAAGCATTTGAAATATCATATGGTGAAATGCTTCTTGAAAAAACTTTATCAGGTACTGTAAATTGTTCATCTTCAAATGTACTCTCTTATTTTGTATTTGGAAATTCCTCTGCAAGTTTTAATGTTGGTGAAGAGGTTTTTCAGGGTGATAAAGATAATTTAATATTGGATAATGATAATGGATCAAATTCATTAGATATTCGATCTAATTTTTTGACTCTTGAAACAGGATTTAATTTTGTTTATGAGGATAATAATTTATCATTATTAGAAAGTACGATAGATCCTTTAAATTCAAATACAGGTGATTTATTACTAGAGAGTTCTAATTCATCTTTTTCCTACGTTCTATATTCTGAAACACAGAACACAACTTCAAACGGTACGGTTCAAGAATATTCGACTGATGCATCTAATAATAAAATTTTAGTGCTTCATTCGACTGGAGCAAATGATTTTGTTTTGACATCAAATGCAAATGGTGTAACTTCACAAGCAACCGCAAATATAACGAGTTTCGATAAAAATTTAATATTAGGGGTAGGTACAAATTTTGAAGAAGAACTTACAATAAATGATGTTATCACATTACAAGGCGGAACTGAACAGATGCAGGTATTGAGTATTTTAAATTCTACTGCAATTATATGTAACACTACTATAGGTGATGGTTCAACTGTCAAATTTGATAATAACATAGTAAATCATTTAATGCTAGAAACAACATTAAGAGGCACAACATCTGCTAATGGATTAAATGATGGCAATAATACGTTGATTGGTGTAGATTCTTTTTTCACTGAAGATCTTTTAGTAGGTGACGTTATATGCCTTTCGTCAAATACTTCTATCAAAGCACAAGTTTCATCTATTATTAATAGCACGGCAATAACTACAAATGTTGTTATTGGTGACGGATCATCAAATGTTGATATAGAATTAAAAATTTCAAGAAACATGGACCTTGAGCAATCGGAATTGACGGTATCTTTGTCAAATAAATATGAAGGAACAAATAATTTCATGGGAATAACAGACAACGATGGTTTAGGTTTAATTCAATTAGAAGATGGAATTGGACTATTGAATGTTCTTTATACAACGTCTAACACATCATCTGGAAAATTGCAAATGGAAGAATTATCCACTTTTGCAAATGTCGAACCAAAAATCATTGTTACATCATAAATAATAATATGCCTAATCTAGTTACAAATAAATTTAAAATTCATAACGCTGAACAATTTATAGAATCTCTGAGTGAATCTTCAGCAACAAATTTATATCTTTTTATTGGCAAAGTAGATGCATGGAGTGATGAAACCAATCCTCCAGCACCAACAGATTCCGTGGCAAATTCTTCTTTCGATTATTGGAGATCAATGATATCAGCAAAGAAGATAACATCTGCCGATGTTAGTCATATTATACCAAGAGTTGATTGGGAATCCAATACTGCTTATACTGCACATAGTCAAAAAAATAATGAACAATCTGCAAATAATTTTTATGTAGTAACAGATCAATTAAATGTTTATAAATGTCTTCAAAATAATGTTGCTAATGGTGCATCAACAATAAAACCTACTGGTACAGGCACAGGACTTATAGAATTGAGTGATGGTTACAAGTGGAAATTTATGTATTCTATATCTCCTCAAGACACCTTAAAATTTACGACCTCAGAATATATACCAGTCAAAAAAGTCGGTAATATAAATGATGGATCTCTACAATATACAGTAGAGCAGGCTTCGGTTGATGGTGCGATAGACGTAATCAATAGAACATCAAATGGAAATTTTCTGGCACAATTCTCTACGACTCCAACTGATAGCACAGGTGTTGAGTCGAGAGATTTTGTAGTTGGTGAAATTATTACTGGACAAACATCTGGTAATAAAGGTGTCGTTATTTCTTATTCTACAGGTGCAAATACTCTCACATATTTTCCAAATGCAAATGCATTATTTACAAGTTCAGAAATTGTCTCTGGTAATACTTCAGGAGCACAAGCAACTTTAAGTGCTGATATAATTTCGACATATAAATTTGAAGAAAATACGTTTGCATCAGTTACAAATACGACTGTATTACAATTGGCTACTGATGCTAATACAACTACAGATGGTGTATATGTTGGATCCACATTATATGTGGTTAATAATGCAGGTAGAGGAGAGCAATCAAAAATTTCAGCATATGATGCCGCCTTGAGAAGAGTGACAGTAGAAACACCATTTACTATAACGCCAAATACAAGTTCAGGTTATACTATATCACCAACTTTAACTATTTCAGGTGATGGTAATGAGGCAAAGGCGAGAAGCACAGGAAACACAACATTTGGTGTAAAAGAAATATTAGTCACAAATAAAGGATTGAATTATACGACTGCAAGTATTACAATTTCTGCTAATTCATCGCATGGAAGTGGTGCAAATGCTGAAGTTATTATTGGACCAGTTGGAGGTCATGGATTTAATGCAATTGAAGAATTAGCAGGAAACAGAGTAATGGTTGATTCAAGAATAACTGGAAATGAATCAGGGTTTTTTACAACTGAAAATGAATTTAGACAGGTTGGTTTAGTACGAGATCCTTTACAGAGTGCTAATGCAAATGCTTTTTTTACATCAGATTTATCAGATCAATCAACAAAGATAACTATATCTCAAGTTGGTGGTACTTTTCAAGCAGATGAAGTAGTTTTTCAAGGCGATTCATTATCAAATAGTACGGCCAATGGTGTAGTGATAGACTTTCTAAATAATAATAAATTAAGACTGAATCAAGTTCAAGGTACATTTGTATCTAATTCAACGGTTAATACTGTAACTGGTAATTCATCTGGCGCAAGTGCCACAGTAGTAGCAAATGGAGTGACAAGTCCTGATATGAAACCATATAGCGGAGACATATTGTATATCGAAAATAGAACAAACGTAACTAGAGCAACAAATCAAATAGAGGATTTCAAGATTGTTCTTGAGTTTTAAGGATAATAATGCCTAAATTAACTACCGATTTCAACGTATCACCTTATCATGACGATTTTGATGAAGCAAAAAAGTTTTTTAAAATCTTATATCGACCCGCATTTTCTGTGCAAGCAAGAGAACTTACACAGATGCAATCTATTCTTCAAAATCAAATCGAACAATTAGGTGATTATAATTTTTCTGATGGTGATAGGGTATATGGTGGTGAAATTTCTCTCAATACAAAAATAAATTCTCTTAAATTAAAAACAAATTATTCAGGAACTGAAATAGTTGTATCAAATTTTGAAGGAAGAATAATTGAAGGTAATACGTCTGGAGCAAGAGCAACGGTAGTAAAGGCAGAAAAATTTACACAAACAACTCTTAACACATTGATGATTAATTATCTCGATGAAAAGGTTTTTGTAGATGATGAAATTATTCAAACGATAGATACTGGCACAACATATTTTGCAAATGTTGCAGGTGAAGCAGAGGGATTAGAAGATGTTACAACATTAACTTCATCGGTTGCCTCAGGAAACGGTTCAATAGTTTCAATTGAAGAGGGTGTTTTTTATATTGGCGGTTATTTTGTATATGTGTCTCCACAAACGATTGTACTTGAAAAGTACGAAAGTAATCCTACGTATCGTATTGGTCTTTCAATAGTAGAAAGTATAATTACAAGCGTTGATGATACGTCTTTATTAGACAATGCTTTAGGTTCTCCAAACTATACTGCACCTGGAGCAAATAGATATAAAATTGATCTCACATTAACTGCTAAAAATATTTTTCAAACAGGCACTCCAATAGTATCTTCAGGTTTGACTTTTACCGCATCATCAAACACTGCAACAGTCACTACATCTACTGATCACAATTTAGAAGATGGTGCAATTGTTGTAGTATCAGGTGCAAATCAATCTGAATATAATGGTAGATTTCCAATTGCAAATGTAACCAGCGGAACAACTTTTACATATTTTGTTTCAGGAAAACCAGCAACACCTGCAACAGGATCACCACAATATTCTCAGGTAATTACAAATCCATTAGAGGCACGATCGGATGTTGATTTTATTGAATTACTTAGAGTAGAAAGTGGTATTGTAACAAAAGAGATTGTTAATCCATTATATGGTGCTATTGGTGACGTACTTGCAAGAAGAACATTTGATCAATCAGGAGACTTCACTGTAAAGCCATTTACGATTGCATTTGAAACACATAAGATTGCAGGCGTTGCCTCGACAAGAACGAGTGCTAATGCATGTACAAACTTCACAGGTTCTGGTACAGGTTTTGTTTCGCAATTGACCGATGGAGATGTCATTTTTCTTTCTGGAAATACTAACAAAACTGCTACAATATCAACGATTGCAAATAATACAACTCTAACATTATCTTCAGGAACGTCATTAGGTGACGGAACAGAGAATCAAAAAATAGGTGTTGATACTAAAGTAACCGCCGCATTGAGTCCTGGTAAAGCGTATGTTAAAGGATATGAATATGAAACAGTTACTACATCATTTATCGACATTGATAAAGGTAGAGATACAAGAACTGTTTCTGGTGAGCAACAAGGTATGGACTTTGGACCATTCTTAAAAGTTACCGATGTTCATGCAATGACAGGTTTTGATCTTAGTGTAGATTTAGCATCAATAGGTACTGGAACAGGTGCGGCCGGATTAGATTTGATAGAACTTCATTGTGTAAAATGGCCTACAGATTATTTCATTGGTGGAACAACTGATCCTGATAGACCCACTATAAAAGCAGATGAGGCAACCGCAAGTACGAATAATAATATTGATTTTATTGCCATTAATCCAAACGATACTGCAAACACAAAGATAGGCACTGCAAGAATTAGACAATTAGATTTTAGAGCAGGTAGAAGTAGCACTATTGATAGTTTGTATTATAATTCAGTTCCAGCCGCTGGTACTGAAGCAAATACCTATCATAGACTATACCCCGCAATTTATGATGCACATTTATTTGATTTTAGATTTGAAAAAGTAAGCGGAACAGTAGCCGCCGCAAATGCAAATACATCAATAGTAAGATTGGCGGCTTCATTAGGTGGAGGAGGTTCTCAACCCACGAAATTATTTCCTACTGCAAACACATTATATGGCGTTGAAGTCACAGTAAATACATCTTTTCTTGGTGTCACAACATCAGACACAAGAAAGATTGTGGAATGGACTGGAAATGAAACTGTTTTTACACCATCAACTACATACACTGCCGTATTAGACAGTCCTTTATCACAACCAACTACGGCAACATCGACATATAGTTTAGATTTTAGTATAAAAAATGTAAGATCGGGTGTTAAGGTCGATGCTTCTCAATCAGATGCAAATAACAAAATATCTGATGGTTTTAACGTTGATCCAAGCGGAAAACTTGGTGGTGTTGAAACAGGTGAAACTATACTTTTTAAAGCGAATGATGATGAAAGAACATTAATTTTTCCATTGCAGAATTCTACTGTAGCAAATTTAAATCCTACAGGATCAAGTTCTACAACATATAGATTCAAAAGAACGTTTAGTGTAACTTTAAATTCAACTTCAGGCGGTACCGCCACTGCACCATCTGGTGAGGCTTTTTATCCTGCTACTACAAAAACACTTTCTGAATCGGAAGCAGATGCAAATTATATAGTAACTGCTACGGCAGGAACAAATCAAGGTAGGGTCATAGAATTCTCTAATACTTCTGGATCGACTTTACATGCAGGTTCATCTTATACAAGAGCAATAGAACTTGAAAATAATGGTGGTACTTTAGTTGTAAAAGCAAGATCGGATGCAACTGGAGCACCTGATTTTGCATCACACACTGTTCAAGTAATTGCTACTATGCAACGTGCAAATGCTACCAATAGTGGTGCAGGTTCTCAAATTTCTAAGAAAACAATTGTCACAGGAAATACCACAGTTGCAAATGTTGATCATAATTCCACGAATAAAATTCAAGCAGATTCTGGTCAAATTACATTTGGCATATCAATGAATGTGCAACCAGGTGCAAACAACTCTTTAAAAATTTCTGATGTAAAAAAATTAGTCGCAGTTATTGATTCTCTCAATCCAGATGCTAATGTTAAGACTTCAATGGTCACCTCATCTATTGCTGATTCTGCTAATCAACATAACATTACTTCAAGATTTGAATTTGATTCTGGTCAGAAAGACAATTACTATGATTATGGAAAAATCTCATTAAAACCAGGCGAAGACAAACCAGTAGGACAGGTAATTGCAATTGTAGATTACTACACACATAGCGGTACCGGTCCATTTACAGTTGATTCATACATTTATAGTGGCGCTGGTAATACACCATATACTGAAATACCTTCTTATACTTCACCTGTATCAGGAAATAAATTTCAATTACGTGATGTCATTGATTTTAGACCAAAAAGAATCGGTATCGAAACCGCTAATACAAATGGTGGTGATACAGGAACAAACGATATTACTGCCACTGCAAATGTGTTTCAAGGTAAAGTTTTACCAGATTTTGATTATACTTTTGATACAGATTATGCACATTATTTACCAAGAAAAGATAAAATTGTTCTAACCAGAGATAGAAATTTTAAAGTCATTAAAGGTGTTTCTGATTTAAATCCCGTTTTACCTGCAGACGATGAAGATTCTATGACTTTATATTCAATGGAGATACCTGCTTATACATTTAATTCAACTGATATTCAAGCAAGATACGTTGATAATAAACGTTTTACAATGAAAGATATTGGAACACTCGAAAAACGTATAGAAAATCTTGAGTATTATGTCTCTCTTAATCTTTTAGAGAAAGAAGCAGATGGTTTGACAATCACTGATACGAATGACAATGATAGATTTAAAAATGGTATTCTTGTTGATCCTTTTGCTGGTCATAATATTGGTGACGTATTCAATGATGATTATAATATGTCAGTTGATTATGAAAATAAAACTTTAAGACCTCCGTTCAAAAGTGATTTACACAGATTAGAGTTTGATGCTAATACTCAAAATAGCACACTCGTAAATAATGGTGGAATACTTACTTTACCATTTTCATCTAGTCCATTTTTAGATCAACCACTTACAGGAAATCTTTTAGGTAAAAATGAGCAAAAGACAATTTCTGTAAATCCATATTCTTTTTCAAATTATATTGGTACTTGTGATTTAGATCCACCTACAGATAACTGGTATGATACTTCGATTAGACCTCAAGTTGTAGTAAATCTTGAAGGACAATATGATAATTGGACAGATATGCCTACCGCTAATGGTCATGGGTCTCATTATAACGATTGGGAAGATATTTGGTCTGGCAAACAGATAATAGAAGATGTGAAAGTTGGTACTAGAGATGCAGGAGATTCTGCAAGTAATGATAGAAGAGCAAAGACCACAAATCAAAACAAAACTTTGTCTGGTCTTAAAAAAGGAAACGTACCTGAAAAAATAATTAAAACAATTGGAAATAAAGTTGTAAATATCTCTGTATTGCCAAAAGTGAGAGAGCAAACAATAAGTTTTGTTGCAAAAGGTATTAAACCTAATAAAAACGTTTATGCTTTTTTCGATGACATTAAGGTAACGAGTTTTGTTAAACAGGCCTCTTTGTTGAATTTATCAAATGTCAGCACATCAAATGTTTTTAGAACAACATCCTCAAACTATGAAACTGTAAAAATAACTGGATCTGCAGGTAATTCTGGAAACACTGCTAAAGTTGTTTATATGTCTGATAGAAATGATGTAAATTCGTGTTCAATAATGATTATAAATCAATCAAATGAAGATGCTTTCTCAATCGGATCGGTTGTACAAGGTATAGACACATTGGCTAATGGGACAATTTCATCTGTTACAAACTATACTTTAAGTGACGGTCAATTGACAGTATCAAATGAAGGTGTAACTGCTGGTATATTTAATATTCCTTCAGATAGATTTACTTCTGGAGAATTGGTCTTTAGATTGACAGACGATTCAGATAATATTTTAGCAAGCACAACATCGGTTGCCGAAAGAATTTTTCATAATAAAGGTGTAATTGATTCTAATAGAGAAGATAATGTAATATCTGTCAGACCTTTGATTAAAAAACGTGATGATATATCAACGGAAAACATCGTTAAAAGTTATGCAACACCAAGAAGATCGGAATCAAATAAATTTTTTGCGCCATTGTCACAATCATTTTTTGTATCCGAAGACAACTATCCTTCAGGTGTATTTTTAGATAGTATTGAATTATATTTCAGTCAGAAAGAATCTTCTTTAGGATCAAAGAACAGTATAACACTTGATTTACGACCAATGGTCGAAGGTGCTCCTAGTCCATCGGTTGTAATTCCTGGTTCTCAAGTTACTTTAAGTCCAGCAAGAGTGACCGCTAATACTAGCACACCGGTAGCAAATTCCTCTGGTGGTTTTCCTGATACGTCACTTGGAAATTCATTAACTGCTAACAAAAGCGGATCAAACGTAGGATCAAAAACGATTTTCAAATTTGATTTTCCTGTGTTCTTGAATCCAGGAGAATATGCTTTCACGTTAAATTCTGCAACATCTGAATATAAATTGTATGCTTATGAATTAGGTGCCAAACATACAGGAACCGACAGAAAAATTACAAAGCAACCATATGTGGGTAAATTATTTAAACCGTCAAATGCAGAAACGAGAACTGGTTTAGAAAATGAGGGATTGATGTTTAAAATTAATAGATGTAATTTTTCTTCAGATTTTGCACATGCAAGATTAACAAATAAGGTGACATCTTCAAGCAATGCTTCTTCCAATTCAATTATGGATAGCATGAAAGTCATCTCTGACACAATTGAATTTGCAAACACCTCATCAATTTTTCATTATTATACAACTGCAAAAAATGCGGCGGTCAAGGGTAGTGCAACCCAATTTGTGCCTAATAAAAACGTTGATTTTAAAACACAACAACAAATAACTTATGAGACTGATGAATTGATAGATGCGTATGGAAATTCTTTTCAATTAAATGTCTATTTTACTTCTGCAAATACAATAATTAGTCCTGTATTTGACGAAACAAGAGCAGGAATTATTTCAATTGAGAATGATGTTAATAATGCTGGTATTAAAAACTCAAATATTCTTATTATAAGTTCAGGATCAAGTTTATTACAATCTGAATATGGTGGTGATACAGGAAGATATGCATCAGCAAATGCCGTTGATGGAAACACCAGTGCCTTCACTGTATCAGATCCTGATATCGGAAGTAATACTGCAACAATTGCCGCCAATGTAGGATCAGATGGAAAAATTAATGACATAAAAGTTGTTAATCCAGGTAGCGGATATTTAACGAATCCGACAGTAACAGTGGCCACTGCATTATCAGGTACAGATCCTGTTATAAGAATCGTGAGTGAAGGTTCAAATTCTTCAAATATGCTGACTGCAAATACTCAACATTCTAGAGGAGGAAATTTAACTGCAAGATACATTTCTAGAAGAGTTACATTAGAAGAGGGTTTCGATGCTTCTGATATACGTGTTTATATGAACGCCTATAAACCAAGAGGTACAAATATTTACGTATATTATAAAGTTCTTTCAGGTGAAGATTCTGAAAATTTTGATGACAAACCATACGTTCTTATGGAACAAGAAACATCAGGAGGGTTATTCTCTTTAAATGAAAATGATTTTAAAGAATATGTTTTTAAGACCAAGGATGAAAAAATTAATTATTCATCAAATGATGGTACTGCAACATTTAGAAATTTTAGAACATTTGCAATTAAACTTGTTTTCACTAGAGATTTGGATATTCAAACAACATTTATCGGAATACCAAAAGTTACAGATCTAAAAGCGTTAGCATTAGATAGCGTAGGTAATCCATAATGAAAGTTAAAACAGATCATCCAAATTATTTGAAAGATCTTGATAATAATGCCATACTTGCTAATGATAAACAGGCATTGTTGAAACATAGAAAAAAATTATCGGAGTCACAACAAATAAATAATTTGAGAAACGAAGTGAATGAATTAAAACATAAATTAGACTTGGTTTTATTTCACCTTCAAGACATAAGAGGAAAACATGCCTAGTGTAAGTTCAGTAGAATTAACTAATACATTTGACGATTGGCGTAATAGAACCAATGATATTGTAACAGAAATTAATAATGCAAATAGTGTAGATCCAACCAGTGCTATTGTTTTTGCTAACTCGACATCAGGATTTCAAGTTGCAGAAGTTGTTTCTGATTCTGTAACAGGAACACTTGTTACTGGAACGAGACTTACATTTACTGGTGGTAATATTAATTTTACTTCAGCAAATACCACATCATTGGGTAATGTACATCAGACACATATTTTAGGAGGCACTGCAATTGATGTAGCATCTCCATCATTAGCCGATACATCAATCTCAAATACCTTTATATACAATAGTAAAGTCGATCTCAACGGACAAAAATTTATAACTGGTTCATCAACAATGGATTTTGATGGTGCAACTATTACAAGTTTAGGAACGATATCATCTGCAAATTTAACTGCTACAGTTGATGCCGCCGTTCTTCTCACTAATCCATCAATTAATGTGAATAGTGAGACTGTTGGAGGTATTACATTATCTGCTGGAACGCATGATTTTAATGGTGCTAATATACAAAACATGTATATGAACACATCTCGTGTGGAATCTAGTACGGTTGAAGCAAGTAATGTTGTCGTGAATGGAGCAGGTTTTCTCGTAAGTACCAATGCCGTAGCCTTAGCAATAGACGTTGGATTGGCTCATACATCTAATGTAGGTATTGGTAAATATACTGAAGTTTCTACCGACATTGGTTCAGAAAAAAGACCTACATCATCTAAAGGTAAATTACACATTAGAACAGAATATGCGGCCGCAAGTGATTATGCCGCCTGGGACGGTGCTAGTGGAACAATAAGCACTTTTAATGTAGATACTTTTGCTGATGAATTGGTATTGGAAAGTAATACTGATGCTGGAATGACTATTTTATGTAATACTGCATCAAATGGTGTGATCGCTTTTGCTGATACTGACGATACTGATATTGGATTTGTCACGTATGATCATACAAATGATAGAATGATGATTGGTGCAAATGCCGCAAATGCATTTATGATTGATAGTGAATTTGGATCATCCGTACAGATACCAGGCAATCGTACTCTTGGAACACAGGCAGGAAAACTTCATGTAAATGTTGGTGCAACGGATGGAACAACAGGGTTATATATCGATTCGAATGCCGAAGACGAAAAAGCAATACAAATCGATGCAGATCAAACGACAGTAAATGTCGTTAATATCACAACAACTACTTTAACATCTGGAAGTGCAATTGCGATAGATGATAATTCTGCCAGTACAGGAGGTAGAACATTAATTGATATTAAACAAAATCATGCAAGTGCAACTGGTGGTACTGCATTGAAAATTGCAACCGATGGGATGAAGGCAGTTGATATTATTCAAAATAAAGTAGATAAAGTAGCATTAAATGTGTCTGCCTCTGGAGTTCAAACTGAACCATTAGTAAGTTTTATTAATTCAGGTAATGCTGATGACATTACACTTTTTGTAAAGAATGCTAGAACAGATGGTGGTCTTATCATGCAAGTTGCGAATAATTCTACAACTGGTGCTTTTGTAGTATCCGCTAATGGAAACATAGGTATAAATGATTCAACACCTACTTATAAGTTGGATGTCAATGGAACATTTAGAACTACAGGTGCGGTAACTTTTGGTTCAACGTTGAGTGTTACATCTGGTGTTACTTTAAGTTCAACATTAGGTGTTTCAGGAATTGCTACATTTACAAGTGGTTCGGGTACAACAACAATTATAGGTAATAGCGTAATTAGTGATGGTGTTGAATGTAGATTGAAAGTATTAGATTCAGATGGATCATTAATTAATAGTTAGTTAAGAGATTAAATGGCTAAACCAAGTTCAAGAGAAGCACTAAAACAATATTCCTTACGTATGTTAGGCAAACCTGTCGTAGAAATCAATGTTGATGACGATCAACTTGAAGACAGAATAGATGAGGGTTTGCAATATTTTCAAGAATATCATTTTGATGGTGTCGAAAAAACATATGTCAGAAGAAAAATAACTGGTTCGACATTGAACATTTCGAGTGTTACAGGTACGTTTGATGCAGGAGAAGTTATTACAGGTGGCACATCTAATGCTACCGCCACAGTGCATTCAGCAAATTCTACAGTCATAACTTTTAAAAATCATAAAGACGGAAATGGCACTCAAAACAATAACACCTCTTCAACTTTTACCACATCTGAAACTATTACAGGAGGTGGTTCTGGAGCAACCGCAACTGCAGGTTCAGTAACATTTGGGGACATTGATAATCATTTTATACCATTAGATGATAGAATTATTGGAATCGTAAATATTTTTGATATCAATAGTACAACTGGAGGCCAGACCACTGCAAGTATGTTTAACTTTAGATATCAATTTCATTTAAATGAAATGCCTTATCTCGCTTCAGGATCACTAGCAAATTATCAAATGACTCAAGGAAATTTACAATTGCTAAACGATATATTTGTTGGTAAAAAACCTATACGTTTTAATAGACATCAAAATCGATTATATCTAGATTTGGATTGGGTAAATGATGATATAAGAATTGACGAATTTGTAGTTGTAGAGTGTTTTGCAGTTGTTAATCCTGATTCATTTACAGATGTTTATAATGATATTTTCCTGAAAAAATATGTAACTGCTTTATTCAAAAGACAATGGGGAGCAAATTTAATTAAGTACGATGGCGTACAACTACCAGGTGGTGTAAATTTAAACGGAAGACAATTATTTGAAGATGCCACTCAAGAACTTAATCAAATTGAGGAAGATATGCAATTGCGTAACGAACTTCCTGTTGATATGATGATTGGAGCAGGACCTTTCTAATGACCACAAGCGTATATTTCAATCATTTTGAAAACACACCAGAACAAAATCTACATCAAGATCTCATCATAGAAGCAATAAAAAACTATGGTATAGACGTTTATTATTTACCTAGAAAATATGTAAATGAAGATTTACTATATGGTGAAGATACTATATCAGAATTCAATCAAGCACATTTAATAGAGATGTATGTTAAATCTGTTGATGGGTTTGAGGGTGAAGGTGATTTTGTATCTAGGTTCGGATTAGAAATACGTGATCAAGTTGTATTCTCAGTAGCAAGAAGACGTTTTGATAACCTAGACATCACAGAACAAGACAGACCTTTAGAGGGTGATGTAATATTTTTTCCATTAAACAAAAAACTATATGAAATAAGATTCGTAGAACACGAATCAATGTTTTATCAATTTGGTAAATTACCTATCTTTGATTTAACATGCGAATTGTTTCAATACGATGATCAGAGAATTGATACTGGTGTTGAAGATATAGATGAAATTGAAGATACGTTAGCATATTCTATAAATCTATCTATGGGTGATGGATCTGGAGCGTATGTAGATGATGAAACAGTTTATGTTGGAGATTCTGTAGGTTCAGCAAACACAAAAGCAAGAGTTGTTTCTTGGAATGCTACTGATAAAACATTAAAGATTACAGACGTAGTAGGCACTTTTGGAGCCACATCAAATATTGTTGGTGATACAAGTGGTGCATATTATAGTCTAAGCACAACACCAGATACTAGAGTTTTTACTAATGATGTATCTGCAAATAATGTTACAATTGAAACTGAAGCAGATTCAATTATAGACTTTTCTGAATCTAATCCATTCAGTGAAAGTAATTATTAAGTTACTCCAGGTGATAGAGTAATGATACCCTCCGCAATTCTTTCGACTTCTACCGTGTCGTGTGTCCATTCAATATCATAATAATAACGACCATGTGCCATAGAAGCAGTTTGAGTAGCGGTTGCTGAAATAGTAACGTTTGATCCTGACGTAGAAGTTGTGAAATCTAATCTTAATGATGTATTTGATGTGTCATAAGATTTTTGCATTCTAGCGGCAATCGAACCAGCAGTTATTGTAACGTTTGCATTATTTGCGTTTTTTGCAGTAAATGTTTTTGAGAAGGTACAACCCTGATCAATTTCAAAATTAATACCTTGTTTTTTTATAGATAAGGCCATACAACTATTTATAAATATATTTACTATGCTAGGACAAACTTTTTATCATCAAACAATCAGAAAATATGTAGTTCTTTTTGGAACTTTATTTAATGATTTAAATATCGAGAAGAAAGATTCTTCCGGTAATGTAGTTTCTCGACAAAAAGTTCCCATAGCATATGGACCAAAACAAAAATTTCTTACACGAATAAGACAAGATCCAAATATTGACAGACAAGTTGCCATACAATTACCACGTATGGGATTTGAGATGACATCTCTTACATATGATCCTATAAGAAAATTAAATTCTGTTGGTAAAATTATTGGAAGACCTGCAAATACTGAGGGTAGAAACACACTTAGAAAAATGTTTAATCCTGTGCCTTATAATATGGATTTTCAATTGTTTGTTTTCGTTGATAATGCTGAAGACGGTACTCAAATACTAGAACAAATTTTACCCTTCTTTACTCCTGAGTTTAACGTGACGATAAATGCAGTTTCAGAATTAGGAATAAAATTAGATGTTCCAATATCATTTAACTCTGCATCATTAGAGGATACATTTGATGGTGAATTTACTGCACGTAGAACATTAATATGGACTCTTGACTTTTTTATGAAAGGATTTTTATATCCAGATATTAAAGGTGGTGGTAAAATTATTAAAAGTGTTCAAGTTGATTTTCATGAGTTTGATGGTCTTGGTGACAACATACCTGATTTGGATAGAATGAGATTAGAATCTAGCACAATATCTGCATCTGATTTCTTATCATTAGAAGACGGTGATGAATTTATTTTAGAAACAGGAGGTGTTCAGGGTGATTCGATTAGTAGAATATCTATAACACCAGTTGGCGGTAAAGATGTAGATGTAGATCCAAAAGGCGATTTTGATGCTAATACCACTATTACAATTTTTAATCCTGCAGTTGATAGTGACCCAGAAACTGGAATAGACTCATGAGTAGTGCATTTGATGATTTAGATAAAATATTAAACGTTGCAGAAAATGCGGTTATTGAAAGAGAAAAACCGCCAAAGATTGAACCTCGTAAAAGTGATGATGAATTAGATACAGATTATCAATATGCGAGAGAAAATTATTACAATGTAATTGAGCGTGGTCATGATGCACTAGATGAATTATTAATGGAAGCAAAAGAGAATGGTAACGCACGTATGTACGAAGTTGTAGGACAACTCATAAAAGTTATTGGTGATCAAAATCAAAATCTTCTCGGCCTTCATCAGCAAGTAAAAAACATCACAAAAGAAGTCAAGAACGTTCCTGAGAAAGTTACAAATGCTTTATTTGTTGGTAGTACGGCAGAGTTGCAAAAACTTCTGAAGGGTAAGAAGAATGAAGACGTTTAAATCATTCATTATAGAAAGAACGGTATCAAGGCAGAGTAGTTTATCTTCTTTGTTGTTTAGTTTTAAACGACATTCAGTTGATGATGTGGTGATACCATTAGGTTCTTCAATAATTGAAAGATTGTGGCCCGATAAAATACGTTCCAAGGCATTTCATCTTACCGATGAGTCTGGTGTAGAACAATTAAAAAAAATACAAGGATCAAAAAAAGCAATATCTGCATTTTTTAATATGGATAGTTATTTTTTAGAGGCAGGTATTCGGACAGATGGTGGTTTTGTTGCTGAATTAACAGGTGACATTCTTGTGGCTGGACCAGATGACCTTAATACTGAAGTAGATAATTCTGGTAGAAGATACATGACGTTTCAAACACTTAGACAAGGTTCCGAGGGTGGAGGATTGGGTGGTGGTGCAAAATTAGGAGGTATGAGAAGAGATTTATTTAATATGTTTAAAAGACTTGTTGATGAGTATGATGAATGGATAGAACCAGATTCTATATTGGGTAGTGTGAAAGAAATTAAGAAAGATCCATTCTTTGCATGGGAGATGATAGGTACTAATATTAAAGCCGCATCACGCAGAACACAAAGTTTCGTATTTAATATGGCCATCAAAGATTATCTTGATGAAATGGAGAAAGTGATGAGAAAAAACTCCAAAGTTTTGAAATTATTATTTTATGATTATGCTATGAACAAAACATTTAGATACGAAAAAGACAAAGACCAATCACAATGGGATGAAATAGTGGTAAATAATTTTGTAGTTGATAAAATACATGTTACTCCTGCATATTCTCAATGGTATGAGGATGACGAAACCATTGAGGGTTTTTCAATTATGCGATGGGATGATATATGGAACTTAGAACGATATATTCAAAAGACAACTAAGATAAAAAATGTTTAAATCTTAAGGATAAAAAAGAATGACCGCACAAAAAGGTTTTGTTTATGAGCAAAATGTGGCAAAATATTTAAAACCTATCGGTCTTGTTCCATCAAATTTTACTCCTGCTGGTTCAGGTAGTGATCAACCTGATCTCATGTTAGAATATAAAGACAAAAAAGCGGGTTGCGAATTAAAAATAACAGATGCTTCTGCTGGTTCTCTAGTTCTAAAATATAATCCAAAAGACAAAAAATGGGGTTTCGGCATAATTAAAGAAAGCGAAAAGGAAAAACTTTTTATTAAAGAGTTGGCAGATTTCGTTAATTTATTTGATAATATAAATGACTCGTGGAAAGATACTCCATATAAAGTTGATAAAGCATTTCAAGATGATAAATGGAAAGCGACCGCAGGTAAATTATCAAATAGAGAACGGTATGAGAGAGACCTTAAATTATTTCCTGATGTAAAAGGAGAGATACCAGCAACAAAAATTGAAGAATATTATGGTAAAAAATCTACATATTATGTTAATATAGGCACTCATGGTTTTTATTTGTTTGGTAGAAACAATCCTTTTGATCTAAAAAATGTGCCTATGTTCAGTCAAAACGCAACCGCAGGCTACAGAGCAAGGGTACAATATAAAGGTGGTGGTAATTATCAATTCACATTTGAAATGAATTTTAAAATGAGAAAAAAGTCTCAATACAATATAGGTGCCTGCACAAAAGCAAGTGTAATAATTGTAAAAAATAACGTAGATTTATCCTGTTTTCCGGAGTTGTAATGGCAGGTGAAATATACTTAGGAAATCCTCTACTCAAAGCCGCCAACGTGGCCATGGAGTATGACGAGGAAACG